CGAGGTTTTGTCATTAGCACCGTGTGTCAATGAAGACCTTTTAGCTTTGAAAATAGCTCGTAAACAAGGATCGGTATTGAATATTGATTCTACTGTAGCAGCTAATGTAGAAGTTAAGGCTGGTGATGATGTAATGGTGGTGACACCTTACAATTCAGACATTGGGAAAGTGATGAGTGTGTCGTCAGATCATTTCACTCATAATGCTCCAGTTGTTGGTCCTTCAGGACAAGGAGAGGGAACGTCAGGATCACCAGTTTATCTGAGGAATAATGGTAGTTGGAAACTCGTAGGCTATCATTATGGGGGAGGAAAAGGAGTTTCAAACACCTGTTACCCATACGGAAACCTTCAATTGAAGGCGGATTTTCGGCTCCGCGTGGGTTCAGTGAACACTACAACCCACGCTTAAGCTACCCTTTTGGGTTTGCTGGAGTGTTCAGAATGTTGGAAAGTGAGGGCAAGATATCTACAGGGAGAAAACCAAGATTAGTGCCCAAGCATACACCCAACGTGGATGTAGGTGTTTTTGATGAGTACATGAAGGTCAAAGGAGCAGACCACCAGTTGTTAGGGCAGTTGAGACTGTTTAAACAAGGTGGCCATGAACTTGATGATCATACCAAGTCCTCCATTGAAGCCCTTAATGACTACATGCGTGGTTATTTGGGTCGATGTGATAAGAGGACAGAGACAGTTTATTGGGTCCGTCAGAAGGATAGACAAGCTAGTCCAGGTGAACCCTGGAAGATGCAGTGTCCAACTTTTCAGGACTTGATAAAACGTGTTATGCAGAGATACCAGTTGACAGAAGATCAAGCTTATGATAAGATGGCAAAATATGTTGATGAGATCGATGACGTCATTAGTGACGGAACATTTGATTCAGCAGATATAAATATGTCATTTGATATTTTTTCTAAGGAAGATAAATACAAACCTAAGAAAATTATAGCAGAAGCTTATCGATCGATTCAATCTTGTGATTGGGTATTTCAAGTTTTATGCAATAAGTATGTGGGCCATTGGTCCACAAAGATGAAGGATATGATTCCCGAAATTGCAGTTAAAGCTTCCGACAACCGATGGCATGACATGGTTGGAAGGCCTGTTTCTGATAAGTATACGTTTGCAACAGATATCACTGGTTTTGACCGTGGTATCTCAGATACATTGATCAAGGTTTTTGTTGATTATCTACAATTGGAGTGTTCCATTCCGAAGCGTTTGGCGACGTTTATGTTTGAGACATTATCCTATGGTATGATGGTCATGCCCGATGGCCATATCATGGAAAGGTCAGGTGGTAATCCAAGTGGTCAGCCTTGGACTTCAGAGCTGAATTGGTATGTGCACACACTCATGAATTTCGATGTTTATTCTAGGATCATGGGTATGTCCCCAGCTGCTATTCCTTACCGATTTGTTTTGCGAAATGTCGGTGATGATGAGTTGTTAGGTGGCAATTGCGAGGATATTACAAAGATCGCAAGTGAGTGCATTCCTATGTTCAAAGAGTTGTACGGATTTGAAGTTAAAACAGAATTCTGGTATGATCAACACTATGAACAAAATTCGGTTTTTCCCCCCGGGTGTCATGCACCCTTCCTATCATCAACCAGTATGCTATACCGCGGCCGCTGGATTGATGTTTGTGTACAGCCTATTCGACGTGCACATGCGTTGTCAGTTCCTGCTGACAACATTCGTGAAGTTACTAGCGGAGTCTTCGAATCTGTGAAGGGTTGGATTATGATTTATGAGAATCAGAAAGAGAAACCCAAGGCTGTGTCGTTTGTTGAAACGATGGCAGAGATGCACAATGTTGGGAGATCAATTGAATCTATTCGGAACAGTTATGCTGTGTCCGATTAATTCAGTGGGATGGTGGTGGGAACAAAGTAACTTCCATCAAAATTCATTACTATACATGGTTAAAGCTAAGAAGGCTCATCCGAAACCTAGTATGAAGAAAGCAGTTAGAGCAGCTGCGTCAAAGCTCACAAAAGCCGTTGCTAAAGTCCAGAGGTCTACCAAAAGACAAAAGCAACCTAACAAAAGTTTAGGTCCAGTGATTGGACTAAACAGATCTATGGATATGAGGACATCGTATTCAAGTGTTCAAACTAGATTCCGAAAATGTGAACCAATTAAGGATTTAGTTACTTCCACTGAGTTTGCAAATGCGTTACAAACTTTTAATGTCAACCCTGGAGATTCGTTAGTGTTTCCTTGGCTGTCAATAAGAGCAAAACAATACATGAAATACAAATTCAAGAAGTTGTCATTTAAGTTTGTCCCCCTCTGTCCTGCTACCACTAAAGGTGTTATAGATTTTGCTGCCTATATGAATGTTCAACAGACAGCTCCTACGACAAACCTCGAAATGGCAGCAAATGAGCCAAATCGATCAGGTGACGTTTGGAATCCTCATGAACTAGTTATCCCTATACAGAAGACTGATGCATTGTATGTCAGGCGTTTTTCAGTATCAAGTCAACCCCCAGGTACTGACATTAAGACGTATGACATTTGCAATCTGTTCATTTCACCGATGTTATTTGCAGGTGAAACTGATGTAGGATACATTGGTAGATTGTACGTAGATTATGACATTGAGTTGTCAGATTCTTTTGTAGACAGTGCTACAGGTAATGTTCAAATTGAAAGTATCTTGGCTGCACCACATGAAGTTGAACCTAATAAGTTCTCTTGGATGTGGGGCGGTCCTGATTTTTATAATTCGAATCCTCTTATCTGCTCGCCTACTGATCTGCAAGATCAAGTACAAAGTCCATCCAATTTTAGTTTTGTAGATTCTCGTGACCCTTTCCCCACAAATCCGTTGGCGCCCTCTGGGGTGTCTTCGTTTTATGGTGG